CCAGTCCCGGTCGTGAGGTTCTCGAAGTCGGCCGACTTCGACGCCCAGATGGTCTGCGGCTGGCCGGGCGTGCCGCCCCAGAACAGCCTCTGCTGGTGGAACGCCACCGTGCCGGGCCAGTTCGATCCGGTCCATTCCGTCGGCGTAGCCGTGAAGCTGATCGTCGACAGCGTCCAGGACGTGTGGCCGGTGCGCGTCAGCTTGCGCGGAGCGTAGGACGGATGCGCGAGGTAGAGCGTGTCGGCAGACTGGACCCACTGGAGGTTGGCGAGGTCCGCCAGCGTGTATGGCGTCGCCACCTCGTATGCCACGCCGGGCGACGTCTCGATCCGCCCGCGATCCTTGTAGAAGCGGAAGTAGAGGTTGCCGGCCTCGATGATGTAGGCCTGCGTGGTCGAGAACTCGAACGGGATCAGAATGCCGTCGCCAGACGACTTGGCCTCCGCCACGAAGCGCGTGCCGGATCGGCGCGTCGCCGCGCCCTGCGGCAGAGGCACGAAGTTCTCGAGGATGCGCGCCGCGGAGGTGTATTTCTGGAGGTCGACGCGACCGTACAGCTGCGGCGACCATTCGCCTGCGTTGAAGCTCGTGAGGATCGGAGCGACGCGCGGCATGCCTCAGAGCCTCGACTGCAGCCACTGGTCGGCGACGGTGTACGAACGCCCGCTGCCTTCGCGCGCGTCGATCATCCGCGCCTCGGTCATCTTCTGCGCGTAGGTGTCGCGCAGCTCGCCGACGAGCGTCGCGTTGGCGACAAGCGAGAACGCGATGTCGGCCGCCAGGCGCGCCGCAATGACGTCGTCGAGCAGCGGGTCGAACTGCGTCGGATCTTCGATCCTGGCGATGTAGACGATCTCGAGAGGCGCGGCCTCGTCGGTGACGATGTTCCTGCCCTCGACCCGGTAGTCGATGTCGAACTCGGGCTCGCCGTTGATGTCGAGCACGCGCAGGCAATACTCGGGCACCGGACCCTGCGGCAGCTGAAACGCACGCCCATAGCCAAACGAGGGCGCCGCGACGAGCGCAGGCAGCTGCGCGCGGCGGATGGCGCAGTTCCACGGATACGACCGCAGCACCGCGTCACGCACCGGGTTGAAGTTGCGGTTGCACAGCCGCGCGGCCTTGCTGTTGTCCGACAGCGACGTGATCGCGTCGGCGCCGATCAGGTCGAGCGCGCGGTTGCAGATTTCGACGGTCGAGTTCGCCATGCAGAAAAGGGCGGAGCCGCTAGGCCCCGCCCTTCCCCTTCGTCAGGGTGGCCCGGTCAGGGCAGGAATTGTCCTGCCACGTGCTGCGCACGAGCAGGCGACCCGACGCCGGCAGCGTCGCCGCCGCCACCGTCATGACCAGCTGCTCGTCGGCCGACAGGACGTCGCCGACCGCGGCGTTGAGGTTGCACTGGACCCACTGGTCCGCGCTCGTCAGCGCGGCGGCGGCGCGGTACTTGCCCGCCGTCGCCGAGTTGCCGATGGCGAGCGTCGCCGAGCCGGTCGAGACCGAGGTGTTGAGCTCGACCGACAGGATGCGCGCGCCGGCCGGGATGGCCGGGCCGATGTTGTACGCGGCCTGCGCATCGGTGGCGTAGTTGAACACCTCGATGCTGGTGCGCGTCTTGCCGCCAGCCGCCGAGACCGGCGGATAGCTGCGGGGAACCGCCGCGAGAGCGGCAGCGATCGTGCTGGGCATGTGTCAGATCCCTTTCTGCTGGCTGGTTATCAGACGTAGGTGGAGCCGCAGCGGATCTCGACGCACTTGGCCTCCTCCATGCGCGTCGCACCGAAGGTGGCCTTCATGTGCAGGCGGATGTTGAAGCCCTTGGTCGGGTCCGGAGCCGCGTTCGTGACCGGGTTCTCGCCAACGGCCATGAGCACGCCGTTCTTCGCCCAGGCCATGACGCGCCGCGGGTTGGCATCCGAGAAGGCCGTGCCCGGCGTGACGACCGGCAGGCGCTCCGTGCGGATGAACTTGAACCCGAGGAACGTGTCGATCTCGCCCGCGACCAGCGCCTTGACCGAGGCGTAGTCAGCCGAGACCACCTCGGTCGTGCGGAGGAGCTGGCGGAGCTCGTAGGCACCGCACGCGATGTAGCGCTCCTCGTCCGGGTCGACGCCCGCCTCCGCCGCGTCGAGCAGCAGCTTCGCCTGGCGGAGCTTGCCGATCGTGAGCGAGGAGTTCGCGGCCGAGCCGGTCTCGACGTAGTTCACCGCGATCTGGTTGCCCGCGAGGAACGAGGTCGAGGTGCCGCCGGTCTTGCCGGTGTTCGCCGCGCGGAAGTAGGCGGCGATGACTTCGTCGTCCATCGCACGGCCGATGGCCGCCGCGAAGGCCTGGGTGTACCAGCCCTGCGGCTCCATGAGCGTGCGCACGCGGTCCTGACTGTCGATGATCTCCGACAGCTCGAAGTCGCGCATGGCGACCTGCCGGCGGGCGTGCGGCACCTCGGTGAACGGCGTGTCCGCGTGGCGCGACGTGCGCTCCACGGCGTTGACGACGCCGACCTGGTCGAAGTAGCCGAACTCGCCGTTGAGGCTCTCCTGGCGCACGGCCTGGAGGAGCCTCGAGCCCTTCTGCTGGGACAGCAGCGCGACGTTGCTGCTGAACTGGTTGACCATTGCGGTCGTGATCTGCGTGCTCATTGATGAGCCTCCGTCAGTTCAAGTGCCACCTGGGTGGCGGTTGGGTTTGACGGCTGGAGTGTCCGCAGCGCGGGTCCGTGCCTTGCGCATGCGCAGCGCCGGGCGATCGGTCTTTCCGACTAGCAGCGGGTCGCCCCCGGTTGCCCGGCGACGAGTGTCCGCGGTTTTGTTTGATCTCAGGCCGCGCCCTGTTGCAGGGACGTCAGCTGCTCGAACAGTCGCGACTGCTCGGCCACGAGCTCCTTGCGCTCGGGGTCGTTGCGGAAGCGGCCGTCGAAGAACTTCGGGTGCGAGGCGATCTCGGACAGGCGCTTGCGGATGCCATCGGGCGACAGCCCGCCGCTGCCGACGTTCGCTCCCGGGCCGGTCACCGGAGCAGCAGCCGTGCCGAGCGTCGCCATCATGCGGATGAACTTCTCGCCGAGCCCGGCCGCCGCGAGGCGACCGAAGTCGTCGTCGGTGAAGCCCGCCTTGCGCGCGTGCGCCTCGATGGCCTGGTCGGCCAGCGCCTGCTGCGCGTCGAACTTGTCGCCCCAGTCCCGTCGCAGGTTCTCGACGGTGGCGGCGCGCGCGTCCTCGATCGCCTTGTACGTCGCCGCCTGCCGCGCGGCGTAGGCGCTCATGATCTCCTGCGCCGCCTTCGGCGGGATGCCGTGCGCGTGGGCGATCTTGCGGAACTCAGCCTCGCCGGCCGCGTCCCACCTGTCGGCCGGGAAGCCATCAGGGCGGGTGAGCTGGTAGCCATCGGGAGCCTCGGGAACGCCCAGCGCCTTGCGGAACTGCGCGACCACCTCGGGCGCGTCGTTCTCGCCGGGGACCTTCACCCGGCCGCCGATCGTGCGCTGGAGCTCGATGTGCGCCTTCGCCAGCGCATCGACGCCCTGGTACTTCGCCAGCGTCTGGTCGGAGCGAAGGTCAGGCGCAAGGGAAGAGCGCCAGTCCTGGGCAGGAGCGGTCCCAGCGGCAGCCTGCCCTTGCGGGGGCGCGGAAGACGCGCCACCAGCGCCCGCGTTCACCGAAGACGCCGGCGCCCCTGTCCCTTCGTTCTGCTCCGTCATGCGTCCTGCTCCTTCACTATTTCGGGGAAGTCAGCCGGGGTGAGGCCCAGCATCTCGGCGATGTGGTTGAACGTGTCGCGACGGCCCTCGTTGAGCGCCGTCTGGTGCGGATCTCCGGCGACGAACGAGGTGGTCGCGACGTTGCAGTACTTCGCCAGATCCAGCAGCACGGCCCTGCCCTCTGGCGTCTCGAAGACCGCGCGATACGAAAAGCCGACCTGCTGCGCGCGACCCGGCTTGCGCCAGGCGTTGCGCAGCCACTGCACCGCGCGCTTCACTGCGCCATGCCTTCGGGTGCATCACCGCCGATGCCGGCGGTCGCGTTGGCCTCGGCCAGCGTCTTGACGGCGCTCGCCCCATCCTTCAGCGGCCCCGCCATCTGCGCGATCTGCATTGCCTGAGCCTGCTGCGCCTTCTGCGCGCGCATCTGCTCGACGAGCCGGGGATCGTTCAGCACCTTGGCCGGCACGCCGGTGCCCTGCGCCATGATCCGCAGGAACTCGTCGGCGTTGACGTTGTCCAGCACCTCGGGGCGCAGCTGCGCCACCGGGATGATCGACTGCATGAACCTGTCGAGCGACGCGGCCTCGGTCGCCTTCTGCGCGCGCGCGAGCGGGCTGACGAACGACACCTTGAGCTCGGGCGACGCGGGCAGGCTCTCCGGCGGGCGTGGCAGCCAGCCGTCGATGCCGCGCGACCACATCGGCACAGACGCCCGCGCCATCAGCGTGAACGCGGTGTCGACCAGCGGATCGAGCCACTCCGCCTGCACGAGGCCGATATGCGGCCCCATGAGCCGGAGCTTCTCTTCCTGCCTTCCCAGCCACTCGGTGGCCGTCATGTTGGCGTTGTCCGCCATCAGCAGGAGCGTCGCGTAGAAGGCGTCGCGGATCGCCTCGCGCCTCTGGTTCTGGATCTCGAGCGTCAGGCCAGTCGGGCCGCCAGCCTGGAAGGGCTGGAACATCGCGCGGCCGTTGGCGTCGACGCCGCCATAGACGATGCCGCCCGGCGTGAAGCGCACGCCACGCATGCCGTTCTCGTCTGGCGCGAGAATCGTCGGGTCTGCCTGCTTCTGCGCCGCGACGATGGTGGTCTTCGCCATCGCGTTGACCATCTTCACGTCCGGCAGCGCAAGCATCGCCGGGCTGTCGCCATATGGCCCCTTGTTGCCGATGGACCAGCGGGCGACCTGGTAGGGGAACGCATACATGCCGCCGACCTGCACGATCTCCTGCGTGTCGACGCAGGCGTAGACCGCGGCGGTGGTCATGTCCGACGACGGGAGCTTCGCGCCGTACTCGCGCGCGGGCATGCAGGCGAACAGGAACGTGAACTCGGTCTCGGGGTTGCTCTCGATCGCCTTGCGCACCTTCTCGGGCGTCTTCTCGCCCCAGCGCTGCACCGCCTGCCGGGCTGTGTACTTGAACCGCTCGAACACGGTGTCGACGCGCCGACGATCGTTCTCGGCGATGTAGCAGCGCGCCAGCGGCTTGCTCTCGAACGACAGCACGTTCGACGCCGGGTCTGGGTGCTCGGTGTAGAACACCATCGTGCCGAACGCCGCGAGGTCGCGGTAGGCAGCGATGGCCTGCGCGTAGAAGCGCATGCCGTTGGAGCCGAACGCCGCGAGCATCCGATCCGTCACGGCGTCGCACCACGACGCGATGTCGTGATCCTGCATCAGAGACGGGTCGGCGGTCTGGACCTCGAACCACTTGTTGGCGCTGTTCGTCACCGCGCCCCACAGGCCGCCGGACAGGTTGTCGAGCGCCGTCAGCGCGGTGCCGTCAAACAGCTTGTCGGTGCGCTTCTGGCCGGGAACACGCTGCGAGATGAAGTCGCCGCGGCCCGGCAGCATGAGGTCGGCGATCTCCTGCCAGTGCGTCTCGTAGTTCGCGCGATCGGATGCCAGTCGTTCCTGCCGGCGGATGAGTTCGTTCGCGGACGTCATCGGACGAGCTTCCCTGGAGCGACGAGCAGCCCGCGCACGAAGCGGGAAACGATGATCGGCGCCGGCGGCGGGGCGCCCCCGCCGTCGTTGAAGAAGAACAAGATGAGGTGCGTGGTGATCACGCTTGCGCCCGCAGGCTGTCCAGCGTGGCCTGCGTCTCCGCGATTTCGGCGTCGAGCGCGATCACGCGCTGAACGTCGCCCAGCGAGGCCGCGGACGTGCGGAGAGATTGAAGGTTGGCGAGCCGCGCCGTGGCGAGCGCGATCAGCTCCGAGATCGTCATGGTCAGATCACCATCTGCCGGAGATGCACGGCGCTGGTGTTCAAGAGAACGTGGACGTAGTCGATCTCGGTCGCGCCGTCCTTGTAGGTCACGTCGAACGCCGTGTCCCCGAGCACAGCGGCGCCGTTGGGGTAGAGCATCGTCGTCCACCCATCCATCGCCGACTGCGCGATGTCGAACCGGAACCAGCGGCCGGTCGCATCCTTCTGCGCGTAAATCGCGCCCTTGCTGTAGGCCCACTTCGTGCCGGTCGTGAACGTCTCGACCGCGGGGCTGTAGGTCATGGCGGCCCAGCTGTTCGCCGCGATGTCGTAGCGGTCGAGCAGCGCGCCGGCCGCCCCACGGAACGAGTAGATGTAGCGGCCGTTGAGGATCGCGTTCTCGCTGTTCCAGTCAGACGCCGACACGCTGTGGATCCAATGGCCCGACATGCCCGTGGTCGGCGCACCGCCGCGCGCCACGCCGGGCGCCAGCGTCGTCCAGGTGTTCGCGCTGATGCTGTAGCGGTACATCGTGACCGCGTTGTTGCCGAGCGCGTAGATGTAGTCGTCGTTCCCCTCGAGGCTGTATTGCGAGGTTGCGTCCGGTGTGGTCGTCCACGCGCTGCCGACCGTGATGACGGTGCCGGTGTTGCTGGCGATCGACCGGATCTGGCCCGCGCCAGTCCCGGCGGTGATGCGGATCTGGGAGTTCGCCCACTGGTTCGTCGCCCACGCCTTCGCGCTGTTCGTCAGCGTGGTCGCCGCGCCCGCGGTCGCCGTGCCGGTGGCGAACGACTTGAACCCGCTGTCGAGCCACGCCGGCGTCGACACGAGGCGTCCGTCCGTGCCCCACGACGCTGGCAGACCGGTGTTGACCAGCGTCACCCAGCTGTTGGTCGCGAAGTCGTACCGCCTGAAGCTGCCGCTCGCGAGCGTGCCTGCGTTCAGCACGAAGAAGACGGGCGTCTTGAGCCGGTACTGCGAGGTGTTGTCGAACGCCACGGCCTCGGCGGCGCCCTCGAACGTGATCACTGCGTTGGCGCCGATCGTGTTCGACGCGATGGTCTTGATCTTGCCCGCGTTGGTCCCGCCGGTGAACAGCACGCTGTAGCCGCGCAGGTCGCGCGCCAGCGTCTGGTTGGTCGTGATGGACGTCGTGCTGCCCGCCGTTGCAGTCAGAAACGACGCGCCAGCCGTGGCGCCGGTCGAGAACGCGCCCGCGACGCCGCAGGAGCCGGCGCCGAAGGTGCCGGCGAGGCCGGGCGATGGCACCTGCACCCAGCCGTCCTCGTTGGGGTTGTAGAGGTGCGCCACGCTGGCCGAGGACACCAGCAGTTGCTGCTGCCGGTAATGCCGCGACGACACGATGAAGTGCGCGGCCGCCGTCGCCTGCGGCGCGGGCGTCACCATCTCCCATCGCTTGAGGTCGAGGATCTTCCGGTTTCCGTTCGTGGTCGCCATGTCAGGTCACCGAGATGTTGCGGCGGAGGTTGTCCGCTTGAAGATGCATCAGCGCCGGGATCTGGTCCTGCGCGGCAAAGCCGCCCATCTGCGCCTGGTTCGTGACGGTCGAGACCGTCGTCACCGTCGACACCGTGGTGATCGTCGCCAGCGTCAGCGAAGCGGTGATCGCGTCGAGCAGCATTCGGACGCGGCCGCTCGTGTCGACCGTCAGCAGGCCCGCGGCGCGGTTCAGCGACTGCATCGCCATGCGGATCGCCTCAAGCGTCTCAAGGAGCTCGCCGGCGCCCGCGACCGGCAGCGGGTTGCTGGCCGACACCGGGGACGACGCGCCGTCGCCACCGATGTCGAGCTTCGCGTAGGGGAACAGGACCCCGGAGACGTCGTCAGCGGCGAACGTCGCGCCGCCAGAGCCGGGGTTCGCCGTGACGTTGTCAGCCACCGATCACTCCATGCCCGTGACGTACAACGACCCGTCGCTCGCGCCGGTCTCCTTGATCACAGCCACCTGTTCGCCAGGGGGGATCGAGAAGTACTCGGGCGTGCCGGCCAGCAGCGGCATCGAGTTCTGCGTCGCGACAGGCGACACGCCAACCTCGACGCGCACGTTCACCGTCGCGTACAGCCGAACGACCCGCGCGCCAGACGCCAACACGCCAGACGCAGCGCTCGACACCCCAGCCGCGACCACGGCGGTCGCGCCGGGATGCAGCGCCTGGATCGCCTTGCCGTTGCTGTCGGACGCAAGCGTCGTCATCAGCCCAGCTTCGCGCGCAGCGACGAGAACAGCGCCTCGGCCTCCGCCGACTTGCGCTCGGCCTCGGCAAGCTTCGCATTCGAGCTCGCCAGCGCGGCGTCCGCCGCATCGCGCGACGCGGCCGCCTCGGCCTCGGCCGCCGCGATCGCCGCGAGGCTCTTCTCCTCGGCCGCCGCCAGCAGCGCGTCGAGCTCGGCGAACCGCGCCGCGGCCTTCGCCTGCGCATCCTCGAGCGCCGCCTTCGTGGCGTCGCGCGACCGCTCGAGCGCAGCGATGTCGCCCTCGAGCGCCGAACGCCGCGCGCCCAGGCCGGCAAGCTCGCCAGCCACGCGCCCCTCGGCCTCGTGTATCTCGCGATAGACCGCATCCGCCGCGCCCTTCACGGCGTCGACGGTCTGCTTCAAGAACGACAGAGCCTGGCTCATCTCATGACCTCCGGTTAACCGAGCAGCGCCTTCAAGGCGGGGCGCTCGACGGGCGCACCCGTCGTGTCGCCCTGGCCGCCGGTCAGGATCGTCGAGGCGCGGCCCTTCGCGGCCGCAGCGCGCCGACGCTCGGCCTCGGCAGCCGCCTGCACCTCCGCCGAGTCCGACGGCGGCGGGGGAGGAGCCGAAGGCTTCGGCATGCTGAAAACGCACATCACCCGACCTCGCATCCGAACAGCACGAACCTCTCGCCGCCGCGGCCGCGCACCGCCTCGCACCCAGGGCGGAACCCAAGCCACCGCAGCCACGCATGCGCCTCGAGGTGGCCGACCATCGACCAGCACTCCGCGCGCCGCGCACCAGAACCAACCAGCAGCGACCGGAACGTCGTCGCGCACCAGCGCGAGGCTGGCCGCGCGACTTCGCCCCAGCGATCCGTCGCGAACATCCCCACCGACAAGACCACCGGCGTCGACCACGCCGCGTTCACCACCGCCACGGGCTCGCCGTCGACCGCATGAACCACCGCGCCCAGCGCCGACCACTCGCAGACCTGTCGCGCCAGGACGACCGGGTCGTACTCCCACCGCCCCGCGAAGATCTCCCGCCGGTCCCACGCGCGCATCGACAGCGCCACCCGCGCCACCGGCGTCTCCGCCAGCGCCCCGACCAGCATCACCAGTCGAACGGGCTGTAGTCGGACACGCCGTCGTCGCGCCGGACCCGGGCGCGGCCCATGCCGCCGCCGCCCATCAGCGCCGTCGCCGTCGCCGCGAACGTCAGGCAGACCGCGTCCGCCTTGTCAGGCGATCGCGCACCGCGCTTCTTCAACTCGTCCTTGCTGTCCACCCGCAGCTTGCCGTTCGACATGATCCGGAACCGCGGCGCCCCGAGCTCGGCCGCGAGCTCGTCGTCGCGCGGCAGCTCGCAGGCGCGGGCGTCCAGCCACTCGCGCACCCGAAACCAGAGCTCGTCGCGCAGGCGCAGGTAGCGCTCGCCGACCGCCGGCGCCTCGCTCACGTTCACGCCCCGCACCGGGAGCTCGAGCTCGCGCAGGCGGTCCAGCACGCCGCTGCCCAGGCCGATGCTGTCGACGTAGATCGCCGTCGGGCGGCTCTTCCACCCGCACAGCTGGAACTCGTTGTAGACCCGGCCCGCCGTCTCCATCAGGTCGACGCCCTGCCAGGTCTTCACCTCGACCAGCAGTTCGCCCTGGCGCTTCGCCAGCGCCGTGCGGTCGTCGCCGTACCGCGCCACGTCGAGCCCCCAGACGATCGGCGTCGTGGGCGCGGGGTTGACCGTGCGGGCCATCGCCGCGGCGATGAGGCTCGCTGGCACCACGCTGTCGTTGTCCGCCAGCGGGAACTCGCCCTCGACGCGGACCCGGTAGACGTTGCTGCCGGCGCCGTAGCGCGCCGCCATCTCCGCCAGGAACCCAGCCGAGACCTGCGTGCTGTCGGCGCAGCCGACGCGCATGGTCTTCCAGCTGGCCGACATGCGATGGAAGGCGTCGTAGAAGTACCCGCTGGTGCGCGTCGGGTTGCCGGTCATCACGGTCTTGGCGCCGGCGGTCGACATCGCGCCCTGCCCGACCTCGAAGACCAGGTCGTCGACGCCGGAGGCCTCGTCGATGACGAACAGCATGTTGGTGCTGTGGAAGCCCTGCAGCGCCTCGGGCTGCTCGCGGCGGGCCGTGCGGGCCACCGCGAAGCTGTCCGGCACGCCGACCACCTCGACCTTGTCGCTCTTCACCTCCAGCAGCCGGCGCAGCACCTCCGGCATCCGGCGGTGCCACTTGCCGATCTCCGACCAGAGCACGTCGCTCAGCTGGTGCGCCGTGTTCGCCGTCGCCGCGATCTTCGCCGGGTGGCGGGTCATCAGCCACCAGAGCACCAGCCACGCGAGGTAAGTCGTCTTGCCGACGCCGTGGCCGGAGCGGATCGCCACCTTGTCGTGGTCGCGCACCGCCTCGAGCGCCTCGGCCTGCCAGCGCTCGGGCGTGGCGCCGAGCGCGGTCTTCACGAACAGGACCGGGTCGTCCGCCCAGGCGGCGATCAGCTGGCGAAAGTCGTCGGCGCTCGCCGGCTTCTGC